CACATCCGCCGGAATTTTCAGCAGACCTGCCGCAACCACCATATTCAGCCATGTCCGGTACACCGGGCGGGTTACCGCGCCAATAAAACAGTCCTGCAGGATCAGGTAACCATCCGTGGACTCGACCAGCTCCTGCCGCTGGGCGCTGTAGGTGCCGTTATAGTTACGCGCCGCACTGGAAAAACTCAGACGACTGCCAGCTGCCACTGCACGCAACTGGCCGTTGCGGAAAGTTTCAAGGTTGGGATTGGGACGATCGGATTTGACCATGCCGATATCCTCGCCCTTGCGCAAATCGTCATAAATAATCCCCGGGGTGATATGGACTTCCCGCTCGGTTTCTTTGATCCCGGATCTTCATAGTCCTGTCCGTCACCTTTACGGATATACAGTCCCAGCGCCGCAGCAATACGCGCCGCTGTCAGTTCCGCATCCTCATACTCCTTAAGGGCACTGATCCGCATCAGCACCCCCGATAACATGGATGAGCCTCGCGTCTGATGCAGACGACGAGTGAACTTCAGGTGGATCATTTTTCCGGCGGCGATTTCTTTCGTATCACTCTGCCGACCACTGACCGGATAATTTTTATAAACCAGATATTTTTTCGGTCTGCCCCACTCATCAAGAAAAACCCCCTGATTCAGCCCGGCGGATTCATCACTGTGCATGGGAACAAAATCCGGCTCCATCGCTTCAAGCCAGAATGGCACTCCCGCCGTCCGTTCCAGACCGTTTCCCGCACCACTGACCATCTGCGCAAACACTTCACCATCCCGCAGCCAGGTCCGCAGCAGTAAACGCTCAAGCACGGGACGGGTATACTGCCCTGTCACATCCGGACTCACGGACCATTCAGCCCACAACCGGCGGATATCCGCAGCCAGCTCTGCCGCCATTTCCCCGTTTTTTCGTAATGGCTGAGGCTCCACAGTAATTCCTCTGGCACCAATCACCCGCTCTTCAAGCTTGTCAAACACACCAATCACCAGGTCATGATTGATATCCAGAAAACGGGCCTGCTCCCGCAGGGAAACCGCACCATATTTACTGAGTTGATCAGCAGATCGATTTTCACGCCGGGCTTTATGTGTCCGGGTCGGTTTCACCGCCTCATAGGCCATGATTAACGCCCTTGAACGCAGTCTGGCCGCTTTCCAGCCTGGAGAGAACACGCCTATCACATCATCAATAATTGCCATTAAAACCTCGCCAGTTTAAATCCCGGTTTTCCCCGCCTGCGGCTCACCATCGCGGCAAGCCTGCGTTCCCACTCCTGACGTCCGGCGCGGATCTGAGAAAGGCTTTCCAGCGTCAGTTGCTGTCCGTTGAAGGTGACAGACTTCCCCTCCAGTACGGCCATTTCCGCTTCACGGTACCGCTGTATCATTTCTCTGGCTTCTTCTGTGCTCACAACCAGCCTCCTGATGTTATCCATGGATTATCTTCCGCACGCTCCGTCCGCAGTTTTTTCTTCCGGCGACGGCGTTTTTCTGCCCCGGCCGTCAGTTCCGGGGATGCCGTTTCACCAGAACGCTCCTGCGGGAAGACGAGCCACGTTTCCCGCTGTGCCCAGTCCGGTGCGGAGGGCCAGCGGATCTTTTCGTAACCATGCAGAACGGCAAGCGCATCCGCATAAACCAGCAGGTCAAACGCCTCGTTAGCGCCCCTGCCCGGTTTTCGCCATTTTCCGTCACTGCCGCGCTCTTCATAGGTCAGCTCATCGTAAAACCACCGCCCCAGCCAGTCGGGAAAGTGGATATAGTTCGGCCCCGGTGTGTCACGCCACAGGGCATTATTTACACGGTCCTTAAACGCATCCGTCTGAACCAGCCACAGCGCGACATCGCCACTGGCTCTGGCACGGCGGGCACTTCTGCCGGTATTATCCGGGAAGGTACGGTTAATCAGCCTGTCACGGCGAAGACCATCCCCCTTGAACAGAAACACCCTGTTGCCCAGTCCGTCACTCCGGCAACGACGCCAGAAACGATAGGCGTTATCTGTCACCCCGGCTTCCCCTCCCGTATCCACCGCCATGGCCATCAGACGCATGCGCACATCCGGATCAGAAGCCAGCGGCCATGTTTTATGGAACACATCCGTCAGCAACAAATCCCAGTCCTCCGGATATGCCGCCGGATCAACCGGCAGACTTTCACCGTTGGGACTGCAGCGCAGTGAATGCCGGATGTTGTAGCGATCAACAATCCAGCGTTCCCCCTGCTCTCCGTATCCGGTGATCTGCACAACAAAACGGCGATTTTTACCGCCCTGTACGTCAACCGTTGCCTCAATAAAACGCACACCATCCGGCACAGATCGCCGGGGAAACGGCTCGGCACGCTGTTCAAGCAGTTCACTTTTACGCTGTTCCGTGGCTGAACGGGGCAGATAGGGTCGTCCGATATCGGTGTTCACCACCGCTTTCAGGGTCTCTTCACTGCCGGTTCGCTCATACTCTTCTTCTGCCGCCAGCAGTTTAAAAATCAGTTGTTCCCAGGTCTGAAACGCCGCAGCCGGCCCCTCCATCCAGAATGACGCAATCCGGGAATTTCGTGGCGTTCCGGTGATACTGCCGTCCGCCGCCGCCCGTTCACCTTCACGAAGCCAGATCCCCTGGTTATTCAGTTCACGTTTCTGTTCCGGAGCAATCAGGCCGCAGCAGTGCGGACACATCAGGCGGGCCGCCTGCCCGGCAGCCACAAAATCAGGGTTATTCCGGTAACCGGTCATGTTATCCATCACCGGCTGAAAATATTCCCCACAGTGCGGACACGGCCAGTACCACCGACGGCGGTCTCCCCGGTTATACAGGGACAGGATCCCCGTTGTTGGGGGTGCCTCATGTGTGCCGCCACATCGCCATTTGGTGTCAGTGATATCCCGCCCGGGTGAACTCTCGACCAGGGTCATCCCGGAAGACATAAAGGTGGTGGTACGCTTTGATGCCAGGGTGAAGGCATCCCCTTCCCCGTCCACGTTTTCAGGGAAACGGTCATAATCCGTCAGCGCCACACGACGGTAATCCGAGGAGGAAAATACGGTGATCGACGGCCAGCCAATCTTCAGGAAGGAGCCGTCAAGAAACATTTTATCGTGGACGTTGTTGTCATTACGGGAAGGACTGAGACGCTTACTGACCTCCGGGCTGTGACGAAACGTTCTGGAAAGACGCGTTCTGGAGTGTTCCCGCGCCTTGGTCTCGGTCATCTGCACCACCAGCATATCCGCCGGATCACAGATGATGCCGTACACAATCCAGCCATCAATCAGCCCTTCGGTTTTCCCGGTCCGCGCCGGTCCTACAAACACCACCGCGTCATATTCACGGGCTGATAATGTATTAATGGGGTCAATCATATAGGGCGTCAGTGATGACTCCCACGGACCGGAAGTGTTGGCTCCCCGTGGTACCCGCATATAACGCCTGATGGCTTCCGCTACTGGTAACCGGCCAGGTGGGCGAAACAGCGAGGCCACTTCGCGCCAGATATCGGATGCGCGGCTATGGCTCTCGTTCACCTGATTCACATATCGGCCTCATCACAACAGTCAATGACTGCCTTTTCCAGTGTGTCGCGGATCTCATCAACCACAATCTGCACTTCGTTCAGTTGTGATGCAGTCCACCCCCTGTCCCTCTCCAGCCTGTCAGGCCAGGTTTCCAGTACCTGAACTATCGCTTTCACCACGACAGAAAACGACCGTCTGACATCACTGACAGGGACAAGCTGAACAGTTTCATGCTGAAATTTAAGACGCTCGCGCTCGGACTGATACCATGCCTTGCGATCGTGTGGATTCATCTCCTCATCTTCGGTGGATGGTGTTTTTGCCAGCAGCGCAGTAATCAGGTCCGTCAGGAGATAAAGTTTTTTCTTCTCATTACTGCCCGGAGCAAGAGGAACATCCGCCATTCTTGCGGTAACGGTCTGCCGGTGCAGGCCTGAAAGGGCTGCCAGTTGATTAATATTTAACTTCATATTTTTCAGCTCGCCGTCCATCTACGCCTCCTCCACATACCCCTCTGAACAGAAGTGATTCTGTTTTTTTGTAAAGAAATGCCGCCACACAAAGATGTCGAACAAAAATTGGCCACAACCATCATCTTTTTTGCATCAATTACATTAAAAACAACAGTTTACATACATGATGATGATGACGATAAAATCACAAAAATGCGCTTTTTTCCGCGCCGACCCGCCCCGTGTACAGGCCCACCCCGCCAGGAGGACCCGAAAAATGATAATTGTTATCATTTTGTAATGTGTTCCGGTTTCTTCCACCATCGCACCGGCCAGGCGACTATGAGGGGGCAACGCCGCGCTCCGTTAACGCAGTAAACCCCGGTGTGTATCGTTTTTGATTATCCCCGCACACTCGCGCAGAGGAGTCTCCCCGTAGGGCTGCGGTCTCTGTTAATGCGGAAATACGGCGACGATACAACGCATTGAAAAAACTATTTCAGGCACTGAGTACGGATATATTCCTGAAGCGTTCTCAATGCTGCCTGGTCGCTGATGATTCCGTCTCTGATACCGAGAACGTTTCGTCCAGCAACTGGAGAGAGTTCGACGCTGGCATCATTGCCCACGCGGGCGGTGGCGGTGGCTTCACGCACGGAGCCTGGACAGGTGGCGTTGATCCGCAGGCGCTTACGACCAGCGGTAACATCAGCACGCAGAGTTTCATTTTCAGCTCTCGCATCGGCTAATTCCCTCGAGTATTTTGCATCGAGCGCAGCAACATCGTGCTGGCGCTGCTGCATGTCAGCGATGGTGGCGGTCGCCTGCTTCAGCTCACTGACTTTTTTATCACGCTGTTCTTTGTAGGCGATGGCGTTATCACGGTAATGATTGACCGCCCACGACAGGCAGACGATGATGCAGATAACCAGAGCATAAATAATCGCGGCGACTCTGCTCACTGATCTATCCCCCAACAGGCTAATGCGCTTTCCTGGTCACGACGAATAACCTGTCCATAGCAGTTATTTGAACGTATGCGGCAATCGCGCCCACCATCTTTTATCCACCAGCGAATCGCTTCACACGCTCCCCTGCGATCGCCTGCATTAATTCGTTTATAAAACGTCGACGGGAAACACTTACCGGGGCCAATGTTATACGGGCAGAATGACGCGATCCCCGCTTTCTGGGGTTCAGTCAGTGGCACTTTGATGTTTTTCGCCACCCATGCCAGCGCCTTATCACGTTCAATGGCGTTAACCCGGTCGCATTTTTCCTTTGACAGCTTCATGCCAGGAATAACAGGCTTACCATCCACCCGGGTGGCTCCACGGCAGATGGTCCAGATCCCCGCACCATCACGGTATGCCGTGGTGTGGTTACCTTCCTTTTCATCCAGAAACTGGTCGAGGATTTCAGGCGCAGGCGCACCTGCGGCAATCAGCGCCAGAACGGCAGCCGACAGACCGTATTTGATTTTGGTGTTCATGGATATTTATCAGGATTTATCGGTTCCGAATCCCTGGATATGTTAAGTCTTCAGCCCGCCAGTGGTGGGCACTGGTGTTTTACCTGATGGCTGAAATATATCTGACAATTCCCGTCGAGGATTTAGCAATGTATAACGATGAACATAAATATACCGCCTGCATGCAGGCCATGAATGAACAATTTAAATCAGCATTCCTTAAACTCATTCAGCAAAACCACGAAGCAGTAAAATCCATTCAGGCTGAACCGTATGGACACCTCACACCACCAACTCTCGACATTATGTCCAGAATATTAACACCAGCCATGCTTCTACGTCTGAAAGACAATATAAATGACTGGTTAAACGAAGAATTAAACTACCTTGAATGTGAGTGGGATCATCATTACGCCAAATCACAAAAAGAACGCATCTTCCGTCGATTATCCGGCAACAGATAACGAGCCAGCTTATATACGTCCTTTAAGATAAGTCAGTCCTGGATGAAACCAGTAAGCCGGCACTTTTTTAAAGGGTGGATTATCAAAATCACGAAGAAGAGCCTCCCGCACAACTGCATCCTTGTCCGCACCACTGGCCAGCGCTTCAATCTCAGCAGCTACCTGCAGATATCCCATGCAACGACCAATGCGCTTCATTAGTCCCTGCTTTTTATTGTTCTTCAGGTAATCAATGGCAAATTCAATGAGCGCCTCACTGTGCTGGTGCGATGCTGGTGTTACTTTTCCATCTTCACGGATCGTGATATTCCAGTCATCGCTTGTCACAATAAAAGATGGCCGATTATCCCCCCATTCCTGGTCTTTATCCGGTGCAGACGCAATAAAATAACGTTTATTGCCTTCCTCTCCGGCACTTTTAACTGTAATGGAGTACTTTTCTGACAATGCGGTCGGTAAAAACTTTTCCTGCAAAATCTTCTCAAAGGTCCTGCGAGCAATTTTGATGCAATCATCGTAAAACGCTGCTTCCTGCTCATCGCGGCGTTTTTTTTCATCTTCAGAAACCATCAGCACCGACAGTTTTTTATTCAGTTCAGTGATTTCATTTTCCAGGCAACTTATGCGCTGATTCATTTCTTCATGGTTCATCGTCTACTCTCCCCGCGCCGCCTTACGCCGGTCTTCTTTAATTTTGAAATACAGGTTCGTCAGGTACGTCAGCAGACCAAACAGCAGACTCCCCAGCACGCCTATTGCCGCCCACTGAGACGGGGAAACCCTGTCCAGCAGCTGCAGTAACCAGTATCCCGTCCCCACCGCTGACGTGGTGTATGACACACCTGTTGTAATTTTTTCCATATGATGTATGTCTCCGTCCCCGCCGACAGAAAATGAAAGTAAAGAAAAACAAAAAGCCGCCCGTGTCACCCACTGACGGCCAACTCCGGGAGCCGTGATTATGGCATTCAGGCTCTGCTAAAAATGCCAGTTACCGTGCTGCGGCGCGCCAGCTGTTTAATGCGCGGATCCGGAGCATCGTAAGAATCCGGTAACGGAAGCCCTTCACCGTAGGCCATGCTGTTGGACTGTCCGGTAAGCACAACCACGTAGAACCAGTCCGGCTCAGATGAAGGGCCGACCTGTGGCTCTCCTTCAATAGCCACCGCCCGCATCAGTGTGTACGGCGTAATGGCAACCGGTCCGCCGTATGGCTGCCAGCCCTCTTTCAGTTTGTGTGTCAGCTTTTCCGCAAGATCTGACGGCGACGCCGCCCTGACAACATCATAGTGTTTAAATGCCATGGTTCTTTCCACCATCTAAAAAATAATTCTTTAAAATACCTGACATGCAATACAGAAAAAAACACAAAACCATACCTTAAATAAAACCTCATCATAAAGCAGATATGCATGGATAAACTACAAGACGAGATATAAACCACCCTGCATTTTAAATAAACAATAAACAAAATCAGAAAAACAGTTCTGCTCTATGGTTTACATTCAAAATTATCATTTATACTTTTCAGAACATCACCAGCAAGGCATAAATAAGGAAACTAAATGAAGTGGATTGTGATTGATACAGTTATCCAGCCATCATGTGGAATATCTTTTTCAGCCATATGGAGTAAAATAAAATTAATAATCTGGTATCAATCGGATGTTTTCTTACCTCCTGAAAGTATATTTACGCTGACTCACACAGGTATCGTACTCAATAACAAAGTGCTACCTGTAACCATTTACAACGTTGTACCATTCAATAAAAGATTCTGGGATTTAATCAAAAACAGCCAGGAATGCCCTGCAAATTCAGATAACGTATTTAATGAATGCTTTAATAACCGTTGCATTCTGCAAATATGCCCCTACGGACTAAAACGACACAGGCCATAATAAGTTTACGCATGTCTGATAGAATCTGTAGAACCTGTTTATATAAAAAGCCCCTCAGGAGAGGGGCATGCTTGCATGGTGCCGGGTGCCTCCCGATGAATTCAGTATCAGTACCCGAATCAGCATAATAAAGGAGCAGAACAGAAACATACATCACTCATATGCCCACCACCCGGGGGGATCCACCATGCAAATTTTTTCTAACAAAAGCTCCGTCAACCAGCAATGCCCAATCAACTTAATTGTGATGGATTTAACATTTCACGTCTGTGTATTTTTTACACTCTTCAGCAAAGGCAACACCATTATCACCATCCCCGCCACCAGCACACCATCTGCCAGTACCGACATCAGCCGTCCGGTGAAATCCACTGCCACTACCAGAAACAGCAGGATGGCAGCCAGCACAAGGCGCGCACTTTTCACAGGTACTGCTCCAGTGGTAGCTGCAGCGCCTGAGCAATTTTCTTGAGCTGTGCTTCTTCATCCGGACCAATACCATCCTGGTCAGCGATATCCAGACACAGGCACAGCACATTAACTGCGTCATCAGTACCTGCAATATCAGCCAGCTGGCGGAGGGCTTCGGCATTGGCAGAACGCGGCGATGCTTCATAACGGGCGCGGATATTTGCACTCATTTGTGCAATCTCACCCGAGAACGGCGCAAAGGCAGGAAGTGCTGCAATGGTTTTCTCCAGTACCGCGATTTCTTTCGCGTCACAGGTGCCGTCAGCATATGCAATGGAATACGCACCCCAGACGGTCGCCTCCACTGCATCGCGATTCTCCATCTTCTTCACTTCGGCAATGGCCTTGCGTGTTTTCTTTTTGAAAATACCAAACATCGTGACTTTTCCTTTTAGTGGGTGAGCCTGCGCCCTGGGGTGACCAGCCCACAGAGAAAGTCACACTGACCATCCCGTAAGCTCACCCCTGAAAGGCTCTGTGGTTTTTGATATGCGCCGGGCGTGGCGCGGATATGAAAAAGGCCCGCCGCAGCGAGCCTGTTTTCAATGAGTGCAAAATTCAATTATTCTTGAGTAACACTTAAACTCATCTCATTGAATGCAGCCATCCTGTAACCTGCCGGTGTAACACCAAAATAACTCCTGAATACGCTGATAAAATAAGATGTAAAATTATAGCCGCACTGGGCAGCGATTCTGTTGATGGCGCAACGAGATTGATTCAACAGCATTGCTGCCATTCTCATTCTCTCTGTAAGCAACAACTCACTGAAACAGGTGCCTTCTTCTTTCAGTCTTTTTTTTAACAAACTTTCACTGATACATAACCGCGAAGACACATCTCTCAGAGTCCAGTTTGCTGCAATGTCCGTGCGAAACAATGCACTAAGCCTGTCACTAATATTGCTAATACACGCGGTCAGAAACGACGAAAACATTTTCTCTGATGAGAAAAACGCCAGACACGAAAAGGAAAGCATTTCCGCTAAATTGTCCGTATGAATCTTTTCCTCACAAAGATAATCAATCAGGATGCCCATCAATTCTGCCTTGGGAAAACTCACGCAAAGATATCGTGGTATTTGCCGGACTAAAACTACATCCTGTTTTTCGTCTCCACACAACAGGTAACGGCTAATTGTCGATTCACTGAGACTTATTCGCCGAAAACATTCCGAAAAGGGCAATAACGATCCAGCTCCCCCCCTGACAAGAAGTGCACTACCACTTTCAAGAGAGAGCTCTTTTCCTTCAAAGAGCACAACAAACGGGGAATGAACAAAAACAACAGAACAGGCTTCATTCATATCAATTGCCCTGACATTACTGGTCACAAGATAAGTATATATCGATTTACAAAAATACAAGCCGAAAGACCAGTATTCGCAACCACCAGCACGTTTTATGTTCTCTGCCGTTTTTCGGACATAAAAAACCCGCTCAATGGCGGGTTGTATCAAAGTTCATGCGCTTGATTCGCCTCGCGATACAGCTATGCGGAGCGTACCGGAATTGAAGCAGTTTGTGGCTCATTTTGCAATGATTTTTTAAGTATAATCGAACGCTTCTCTCATAGGTGAGTACAAAATGAACTCAGCAACACGCAACCACTGATCAACACGACGTCGGCATGTAATCAACGCCCACTCTGGGTACTGTTCGTTTAATAACTCGGCCATCCTTCTCTTACTCATCCCTCGCCCCACATAACGCTGACTCAGGACATTTAGTAGTCCTGGATGATCCGCCAGAACTTCACCTATAACACTATCAATTTTTAGTGCCTCTGCATCAGTGCAGTGAGTTAACCAGCTTTTTTGCTTTCCTTCGATCATCTCACGCAAGAATGCTTCCAGTTCAGGTTTATCAATCCCTGATTCCCTGATTTTGCGCATGGCTTCATTGATCGCGGTTTTTGTCAGTTTTTTGGATGCCAGCAACTGATTGAACATATTTCCTGTTTTGCCACCACCTATATACGACCAACGCCCCCACATACGCAGTTTCCCCTGGAGCCAGACACTTTCCAGAGTTTTCAGGCGTAAATGCTCACCGCTTTTGCCTGTAATTTCCGGGTATATCATATTTACGCTCACTCACTTTCAATTTTGTAAATCTTCACGCCCAGCCGCCCACCAGGAACGAGCTGACCGCGCACAATATTGATTTCATCAAACTGCTCGTCGTCGATAAGCAATCCCGCATGTATCAGTGCATCCAGTGGTGCTTTCAGGATATTGTCCAGGTCACGACGGCGCTTATCCGGTGGCTCTGCAATAATCTTTATCGCCAGCCTTCCGGACAGATTTAATTTCAGCCGCTGCTGGCGAACAATAAGTGCCACATCACGGCGATAACGCTTACCGGCTTCCGATATAAAATACGTGCTGCCACGGCGTCGCCAGTAGGTGTTCACCGTCGGCGGGTAAGGCAAAACAAATTCTATACGCATCAGTAACCTCTTTTACCCGAGCACGCCGGTTGCAAAGGCGCGATCAAGAAAACGAAAAATTAAATCAATCTGGGAACCATGCTTTTCTTCGAACGCCAGCGGATCCGCATGAAGCTCGTTGTGATGCTCCCGACACAGCGGTAGCGTGAAAATATCGTGGGATTTTGTTCCCATTCCACCCTGACCATGACCAATCAGGTGATGGGGATCGTCGGCTGGCTGACCACAACACGCACACGGCTGTGTCTTTACCCAGCGAGTGTATTTCTCATTTACCCAACGGCGACGTTTAGGTCGCTTCATGAAAGATTCCGGAGACTCCGGATCAACAGCAATGCTGACAACCGCCTTTTCCTGCGGTGAGTTCTGTTGCTGGTGGACGTGAGGCGATAGCACAATATTTTTTGTGCGCTGCTTCAGTATGCTGGTGGCTGTCTGCTCTCCCGGTATGATGTCGCTTTCGCGGTACACCGAGCGAATTTTTTCCGCACGTAACCCCAGAGAACGACGTAATACTACCTCCGGTAGTGCGTCCGCCACCTGATTGCAGACAGCCCACCAGGATAATTCAGCCAGCGATAATTCCCGCTCCTGCGCACCGCTTATTGCGTGACGGATGACGTCAATCATCCATGCTGTCAGGTTTTGTTGAGCAAGTTGCTCAAGTGATTCTGAGGTCTGGTCACGCAGCTGGTTGTCGCAGTGCCAGCACAACACCATCGCGTCGGTACCGTAACGATGTATGACGGTTTCACTGTGATGGTAGTCACCATGAGGCCACTGGCAGGATTTAACATGACGCAGGAGCCAGTCAGACAGTGCACCAGCGCCGCCGGCAGCACGAATCACCCGTTCGTCGCTGAAAAATGGCAGCAATGATTTATCTTCCGCCAGCGGCTGGCGAACGGCAGGAACAACTCCGGACGGCAGACCGCGCATGCTTTTCGGTTCCGGCTCCACCAGCACTCGAGGGTTATGAAATACCTGCATGGATTCACGGCCCGGCTTAAGGACCACCAGCCCGAGTTCCGGCACCGGAACAGGTCGAAGTAATACCCGCACGTTACCTCCAGATCCGTTGCTGGAATGTGCGGGATGGACGCGGCGGGCGTTCGGAATAAGGGAGTCTGACGTAGATTATCCAGTGACGATAATCGAGACTGAGGGCTTTCTTAAACTCATACCCACGTCTGCGGTAGTTATGAATCAGCCATTCGGCCTGTTCTTCAGTGCAGGGATCGTGCTGATACCAGTCATATTTGAATGCGTGAGAACGCAGCCCGTGCCTGCTGGCAAAAACGGCAGAATCATCAGAATTGTGTAATTTGGTATCGTGCGCCATCGGTTGTCTCTGCTGGCGCAGCAGGTGCCAGTTGTTCAGGCTGGCGTGCGAATTGTAAACCAGAATGCACAGAAAAAACAAAACCCGCCGAAGCGGGTTAAGTGCGGGTGCGTTGAGGAAGCCTGACACATCAGAGGTGGCGAGGGATTTCTCCCCCGCCAGGTCTCTTACTCCTCAGGTTCGTAAGCTGTGAAGACAGCGACCTCCGTCTGGCCGGTTCGGATTCGTACCTCGCAGAGGTCTTTCCTCGTTACCAGTGCCGTCACTATAACGGTTAAACAGATGACGATCAGGGCGATTAACATCGCCTTTTGCTGCTTCATAGCCTGCTTCTCCTTGCCTTTCGGCACGTAAGAGGCTAACCTACGTGTGCAAGTCATAGATATGGCCTCAGATTAATGTTAAGCGTCTTGCAGGACGCGTAATGTTAACTGGGGCTTTTCTCTGTCTGCCTTACGGCGGCATGCCCGAGGCAGATAGCCTCAAGCACCCGCAGCAATTCTACTTAACTCTCGCTTTACAGCAAACCGTTTTTGCCCGATATGGGAATTCCCATACGGAATGAATTCAGTTCCCCAGGCGATCCATCAAAAACACAACCAGGCAGTAAACACCCACAACAGCAATAACAGCCAGAGCGCCTTCCATTACCAGTGAAATATCATCCGACATATTCCCTCCCTTGGTGTGAATTCCGGCGAACGTTTTTACCCCCACCGACAAATAACATATACTAGAAAAGCAATAGCTATAGCAACGCCTGCAAATGCATCGGGCCGGCTCATTGGTGCGCCCCCTGTATCGCTTCTACTGCGATCTGACTGGCGTATTTGTTAATGGTAACGATAAGTTCTTGCTCGGCCTCATCCAGACAACCACCGATACCTCGCCTGTCACCTTCAGAAGCATCGAAATCTGCACGAAGCCTGGCGACCTTCAGGATTGCGGACAACACCTCATCAGGGATTGCCGGAGAGTTGGTTGACGTTTCCGAGGTTATCCGAAAATTATTGGTTGACGAATTCTTATTTTCCCGAAAGTTTTCGGCATGAAGCATGGCGGTGTTATACCCATCCGCGAAAATCTCTGCTTCTTCGTTATTCAGTTCGGCACCAAGTTTAAGCGCAATAGCTTTTGCCATTGAGGCGGTAATTTGATGGCATGGCTGACGTCCATGAAGCATGGCGTCGCTCCGCTCTATGCCATCCAGCGCAATTCGAAGCGCATGAATTGTAGTAATGCTATCGTTTGGGGTTATTCCGTATCGTTCGAATACAGCGATATGGTTGCGCATAATCGCAGGTGTAAGCTCTTTGTAAGCAAGAGCAAGAGGTCCAGATACATCGTTCAGCACTACCGTCATCGGTGAGGCGGCGTAGACTTCAATAATCCCAGTATCAATAGGCCATTCCCCATCCTTGATATAGTAACTTGTTCCGTCAACTTGCTGTTCTACAATGTGGAAAGTACCTATTGGTTCTGCTTCCAGCGATGCCAGTGCAATTTTGAATAACTCGCCCTCTACCTGTGCCATCCCTGAATTTGGGTGGCATTTCGCAATCGCTATTTTTAATTTGGCTTCTTCGATTAATTGCTCTTTGGTTAATTCTGCCATTTTTATTACCGCCCTTTCGGGCGGCCTCCTGATGATTGAGGGTGCAGGGTTCCCTCCAGTAAAGGATTAATCTTTATTTACAATGCTGAATTTAATTATTCAGATTTGGATTCCGCTTTCAGAACAGCCTCTGCCATTCTGATATCTGAATTTTCTGAAATCATCTTTTCTGGTGAATCGCAGTCACCACCACATTCAGTAATGCGTTCGTAACCAGAACGAATTGTGATTTTATACGCATTAATCATTTGCATAAGCGCGTCTGTCAATTCTACAATGCGTTTGTCTTTATCTTCCAGTTCATCAAGAACCTTCTTTATGGCTGGTGAATGTGTCATATAACTCGCAGCCGGACCAGCAAGCATTATCCTGAGCTGTGCTTTCGCTTTTTCTATTCTCATCTATGCCATCACCTTGTTTCGCAACCAGACACAAACCGGACCATCTTCAGTATCATGAATGGAGCCAATAAACCAGCCTTCGCCCTCTGGTCGTTCCGGTTCCCAGGCGGAAATATCGGGGTCATCTGCAACCGGATTTAAATAATCTTCATCCATGCTGCAAATAGTCCACTGAAGATTATTTGCCTTCATCCAGGCGTTAAACTCTTCCGTTGAAATATATTCCCGACCGTCACAGAATTTTTCATATTCTGGATGTATCCAGCAGCCATATTCATCACGTTCTACTGGTATTTCTCTAATTTCATTCATTTCTGTTCTCCCACGTTTTCAGACTTTCACCGCAGAACGGGCAAAATGAAACCCGAACTGGTGATTTAGAAAATTCACCGGATCGCAACATCACCAAATCAGGGCCGCGAGTTAAACTCTCATTCCAGATTTCGTATATCAGCAGACCTTTTCGCGTCGTGTATTCAGCATCATGCTCAAGGGAGTTTGCCAGTGCCGTACACGGTTCTATCTTGTTGCCATAAACCTGGCATTTTGATTTACCCACTGGTCGCTTCCTTCACAAAAATAATCCAATGTGTTTTATCGTTCTTACCGGTGCGCTGGCTGATGATTGGTTTCGCGTCGGTTAGTGCCAATATCTGGCGGACAGGTATTTGCGTTTCATTCCATTTAAAAATCAGAACACCGTGTGGCCACAACACACGAAAGGCTTCTTTAAATCCCTGCCGCAAATCATCACGCCAGGTATCTTTATTCAGCCGTCCATATTTCTTTCCCATCCAGGCGTTATCACCAACACGCTCAAGATGCGGAGGGTCGAATACAACAACCGGAAACGATGCGTCTGCAAATGGTAATGCACGAAAATCTGCTATCAGGTCAGGGCTAATTATCAGGCGTCGTCCATCACATAATGTGTGCTCTTCTTTTCTGATATCGCTAAATATCGCCCGGTCGTCATTCTTATCGAACCAGAACATACGACTGCCACAGGACATATCAAGAATGGTTGCCGATTCGCTCACTGTTTACCTCCTGCAACGCTACCCGGTACGCCTTCTTTATCCACGCTGTACTGCCATATAACTTCGTCTTCATAAAAAACACACCTGCACGGCTCGCCGATATCCCCGGACAGGCTAACAGCACTGCATCCACCACACGGTTATGCTTCCGGAACTCCATTACAGTACTGCTGATAACCACCTGTCCCACCGGGCCGTAATCCTGATACAGGATTTTCACGCAGACACCCTCCTGTCGAAATAAACGTAGTTATTCACTGTGCGCAGCGGCATTCCAAATTTTCTGGCGATTTCTCTCCTGGACACGCCACGCTGATGCAGCTGTCGCGCCAGCTCAATATCACTCTGCGGATATTTTGCTGACTGGTGATAATCACCCCGTAACATCATACTAATACCCAGTTCCCGCGCTTTCGTTCTGACCGCAGCCTCACTACGACCAATAAGCATCCCGATGCATTCCACCGTCATTGTTCCCGCACACTGCCGTAGAATCAGTATCTCGGCACGCACCCACTTTTTCACGATACGAGCTCCTGAAATCCACCCCTGTAAAAAGCCAGTACCCGCTGCATTGATTCGCTGTTACGACATTCCCGGCAAATTACGTTCTGGTGCCGGTCGTAGGGTTGTACTCCGGCCTTACCCTGTTTTTGTGCTGGTTTGCGGATAACCCTTGATTTTTTTGCCGAACTTGCCAGCCATTCACGGTAAACTCTCTCTGAAAGGAATACCCCTTTTCCGCTGACAACATACACTTCGCCCTGGCTCACCAGCATCTTCAGGTACCGGCGAATGGAATCATGTGAAGCATATGTTGCCGATGCCAGTTGTGGCATTGTCATACGCCCGTTTTTACGTACAAGGTCAACGATGTGACGCTGTAACCTTTCCCGCTGTTCTTCGGTATAAATAGCCCCCATAAACTCTCCTGAGAAAATAACTTCATGACCTCAAATCAGCACTTACCCCCTGAACCCCGGCGGAATTTCGGTATCCGGTTCAGAAATGTGATTCACGCAACGCTGTACAGGCGAACGCCCCAGACGAATAACCAGCTCATCCCATTTTTCCCGGAGTTTTGCCGGACTCATGATGTTTTTTACCCAGAACGAATCCCGCTGGACACGCCCAAACATTTCACAAATCTGCCGGTGACTACGTCCATCCAGCATACGCATCATGCGCACATCATTCGCCCAGGTCGTCCAGTTAGGTTCTCTGGGGCGTGATACCTCACCATCATCACTGGCGGCCTGTTCATACAACGCAACAACCCGTCCCCAAATCCACTGCGCACAGGCGACATCCTCACGGGTACCCCACTGTCGCTTCTGCACATTCCAGGTATGCGCATCCGGGTGTTTCTCCAGAAATCGCTCAACTGGTGATGATTGTTTTTTGTCCGGCAGTGAAACGTCAGGACAAGAAGATCTTTTATCTGACGGATCAGGTTTTAATACTGACGGATCGGGGTCAATCATCGCCCCCCTAATCGGCAGTTTTTTATCAACCGTTGATCCATCAAAATTTGACGGGTCAACCGTTGAGGGGTCAATATTTGACGGGTCAACTGTTAACGGGTCATTTTTTGCCGGGCTAATTTTTCTTTTCGGTTTATATGACTCACGCGCCGCCGCAGCTGCTGCTTCGAGTTTTTCCACATTAAGCCGATAGATATTGCTTACATTACGCCCACCGACCTTACGCTCTTCCTTCGTCAGCCAGCCCTCTTTCGCCAGTTCTGCAATAGCCGATTTCACTGTGGATTCACTTCTTGCACCGATCTGACGCCGGATAGTTTCAATAGCAGGCCATGACACGCCCTCGTCATTGCTGTAGTCTGCAAGACGGGCCATCACTGCCACCCGGGATAAGATCATGCCGGTGAAGGCGCATCCTTCCCAGACAAGACCATGAAGCTTGCTGCTCATAAAACCCCCGAACACCGTGCTGTTAGTGCATCACCACGGCATTTCCTGCCGGGCCGCCGCGATTCATCTGGTCATACAAAACAACCGCTGACGCAACAAAATCGTCGACATCTTTCACCAACCGATCCCTCCGTTCGACAATCTCACGGTAATACTCAGAACTGTGGCTGCGCATACGGGCCACCAGCAAAGGCGGCATCGCCTTTTCGATCGCCGGTAACAGAGCCTGCATTTTTTCAACAGCATCAGGGGTGTCTTTATCCAGCCAACGGAAAATTTTCTGGGTATTACGGGCCAGGGCTTCCGGATGGCTGTCGTCGTACAGTTCCGGGAACGTCATTCCCAGTTCGAAATAAGTCCGGGCTATTTCAGCTGCAGGAACTTTCTCACCATCAGGGTATGCCCAGGCATTCATCGCCATGCGGATATGCTCATGTTTGATTTTCATGAATCATTTGCCTCTTGATGCTTCGGGTATGATCGTTTTCGTCATTTGGTTGCTTCATCGACATATTCTGCGAATAACATGACGAGCGTCGTAAGTATGTCCAATCAACATCAGGACGAAGTTCTTCACACAGGACACCACCTTTTGTTGCTCGTTCAATCGCAGGACATCTCTCAGCAGGCAACTGACGTACACCTTTGATCCATTGATTTACGCTTGGAGGAGATACACCTAAAAGCCTAGCCATTGCTGATTGCCCACCGACAACAGCACAAGCTCGTTTGAATGAATAGTTATCTTTTTTCATCGAATGAACTCCAAAAAACACACAATAATATTAGGCTTAGCCTAATGTGATTGTCAATAGGCTATACCTAACGCTTCGAGAGTAGGTATTGCCTAACGCGATGCACATAGGAGACTATTAAGCAATGCTTAGTGGTAAAGACTTAGGCCGAGCGATAGAGCAGGCCATTAACAAAAAAATTGCATCAGGAGCCGTCAAATCAAAGGCGGAAATCGCACGTCATTTCAAAGTCCAACCACCATCAATCCATGACTGGATTAAGAAAGGTTCGATAAGTAAAGACAAACTTCCAGAACTATGGCGTTTCTTTTCTGATGTGGTTGGTCCAGAGCATTGGGGGCTTAACGAATACCCCATACCAACCCCATCCACTTCAGATACAAAAAGTGAACTTTTAGACATAAACAGCCTTTATCAAGCCGCCTCTGATGAAAAAAGAGCAATTGTGGCTTTCCTCTTATCTGGAAATGCTACGGAGCCTAGTTGGGTTGATCATGACGTTCGCGCCTACATTGCCGCAATGGAAATGAAGGTAGCTAACTATCTGAAAAATCAAGAATCAAAACGGAAAAGCCAGAACATCACCAAGACAGGAACTTAAACTTATATGGTCCGACGGGAAATTCCTAGTTCCCGTTAGTTAACTCCTACTACCTCTCCCACAAACCATCACCTATTAGGTCGCACCCAAATCATTAGGCATAGCCTATTGACAAGCAATTAGGCATTTCCTATAGTTTTCCCATACCAACCCATCCCGTCCCACACAATACAGGGCAATACCTAGAGTTACCCGGTAGTGGTCAGGGATTAAGTAGCCAGCCCGAGGCGTATGAACATGACGGCGGGAACACTTTGTATAACAGCGCAGCAGGTTTTTAGTTCCGCTACCCCAGCGTTAAGGGGAAATGAGGTCAACATGGATACTATCGATCTTGGCAACAACGAATCTCTGGTGTACGGCGTGTTTCCCAACCAGGACGGCACATTCACCGCGATGACGTATACCAAAAGTAAAACGTTTAAAACCGAAACTGGCGCTCGTCGCTGGCTGGAAAGAAATTCAGGTGAGTGATATGGATTTCGACGCAATCATGGAAAAGGCTTACGAAGAATACTTCGAAGACCTTGCCGAAGGCGAAGAAGCTCTCAGCTTCAGTGAGTTTAAACAGGCGCTTTCCAGTTCGGCAAAATCTAACGACTGATAAGCGAAGCGGCACCGCGAGGAATCAGTATGCAGAAACGAGAACCCGTCATCATCGCACCAGACTATACCGAGGATGAAATTTACGAATGGATGTGCGGAAAGATACGCGCCATTAATGACCTGAAGCAGGCCGCTGACTACAAAGAGCGCCTCTCTAAAGAACTGGTGTCAGCGGAGCAGGATATTACCACTCTGGCAAAAAGCGCGGCATTAAACGTTTCGCGAGTGATTGAAAACTACTGACCAATGAGCTCAAGTAGTTCTCCGCAGATGAAGTGCGTGCGCCGGACACGGATAAACCTCCGGCATGCTCTTTAACAATCTGGATATTCCTAACCACAAAGAAATCGCATCAATTTGGATTTTGTGGGCAACTTCTCTTGTTGTTCGATGGAGACGCCTATTTTGATCTGTGTTTTTAAGATCGCAATATCTTTAAGTGATGACCAAATATGATCATCTGTTTTTTCCAGAGTTTTTAACTGAATTTTCAATTCCGAATCAGAATATTTTTCTGCATCATCAAAAAGCTGCAAATATTCTGCGGATTTTCTCATGGCATTACCTGACTTTTGTCCGAATCCATAAATCGTTTGGACGGTTGCGATCACAACAATAAAAACGCCAGAAATTTCCGGAATGAATCCGCCAATGACAGATGAACCGAGGATAATACTCACTACTGAGAGAAGTTTATCGAGACGACCAGTCGCTACAGAAAACAGTTGCTCAAGAAAATAGCCATATAAAATTCTGTCAAGAATATCATCCCGGTCCATACACCATCACCTGTTTGTGCTCTTTGCTCTGTCATATGATTTCCTTGGATCGTTGGGGATATCCAGATTATACAGATTTCCTGTCGTTGGGGAATGACGGAAACCACCTCGCCTGACGTGGTTAAAAGCAGGCACACAACACGAAAGCGCACGGCGAAGTTCGTCTCACTGTACGGTGTCGTTAAATTTAATTCGACCGTGCGCTTCCGGTTGTGGCAATCCGCGAAATGGCGCGGCGGTAAGTATGGCGAGGCTATCCTTTCCTCGAGATAACACCGGGTTGCCAGGTTGACCATACGCCTGAGTGACAACCCTGCTGCAACAACCCATGTTGATTACCTTTTGGCGGGTATCCGTTTTGCTTTCCCCGTGATACCCGCCCTTTTTAAAGTGAATTTTGTGATGCGGTGAATGCGGCTCAGCGCACGCGGAACAGTTAAAAAGGCCAGTTGACTTCCGTATTGGTTCTTATGGGTGGGTTCTCTGTATCCGGCGTTAATTATTAACTGGTTAACGTCACCTGGAGGCACCAGGCACCGCATCACAAAATTCATTGTTGAGGACGCGATAATGGAAACGTTATTACCAAACGTCAATACGTCTGAAGGTTGTTTTGAAATTGGTGTCAGAATCAGTAATCCTGTATTTACTGAAGATGCCATTAATAAGAGAAAACACGAACGGGAGCTATTAAATCAAATATGCATTGTTTCAATGCTGGCCCGTTTACGCCTGATGCAAAAAGGACGCTGACAATGAATACAACATTTGCACTCGTTCTGACAGTTCATCTTGTTTCCGGCGAATCTCTTGAGCTGGTGACAGGCTTATACGGTTCAATGAAAGAATGCATAGCTGCCGCAGATGAACAGAAAATTCCCGGTAACTGTTATCCGGTCGATAAAGTTATTCGCATGGATAATAACGAAATCCCGGCAGGACTTAAAACAGCACCGTAATTAATATCCGGTTTCATTTTTATATGCCAGCAATGGCAGGGATTTGTTCACCCTTAAATCTGTAATGAGGTAAAACAAAATGAGTAAAGTCTTTATTTGCGCCGCCATTCCGGACGAACAGGCAATAAAGGAAGAAGGTGCAGTTGCTGTAGCCACTGCCATTGAAGCCGGTGACGAACGCCGCGCCCGTGCCAAATTTACCTGGCAATTCCTGGAGCAATATCCGGCTGCTCAGGACTGCACTTATAAATTTCTTGTCTGCGAGGATAAACCCGGCATGCCCCGCCCTGCCATCGACTCCTGGGATACCGAATATATGCTGGAAAACCGCTGGGATGAGGAATCCGCTTCCTTTATTCCGGTCGAACCAGAGCCGAATACAGAAATTGTTAACTTTAATCAGTTGTCCGACGACAAGCAGGCCGCTGTTCTCGTTAAGTTCGGCGCACATGAAAACGTCACCGTGGATATGGTCATCAACGCAAGCGGGCTTCTCGGCGATGACGACATGATGACTTTTGACGGGCACCTCGCAGAGGCAATTATCCGGACTAAAGAAATTAACGCCATGTATCCGGAACGTCAGATTGAATACATCAACGATGCCAGACGTGATTTAAAACCAACCACCAAATGGCCAGACATTCAGGCATATTTTCTCGACCGTAAAAAACGCCTGGAAAAGGAGCGCAAAGAAAGTGGTGCATATACTTCTGTTGTTGATCTTTCCCACGCCAGAGTCAACCGGCAGAACACTGAAAACTCAGTAGCAAAAATCAACCTAGTCACTGCCGCCATTCGTCGCGAATACAAGCAGACATGGAAAACGCTGGATGAAGAACTGGCCTACGCTCTGTGGCCTGGCGATATTGATGCCGGATACATTGACGGCAGCATCCATCGCTGGGCAAAAAATGAAGTTATCGACAAAGATCGCGAAGACTGGAAGCGCATTTCCGCATCAATGCGCAAACAACCCGATGCCGTTCGCTACGACCGTCAGACTATTTTTGGCCTTGTCCGTGAGCGTCCGATCGACATTCACAAAGATCCCGTAGCATTGAACAAATACATCACTGAATACCTGGCGACAAAGGGCGTGTTTGAGGATGAAGAAACAGACCAGAACACTGCTGATATTCTCCAGCCGTCAGCAGCACAAACTGATGCAGTGGAAACTGAAGTATCTGATACCCAAAAAAATGAAAGCACGCTGGAAACTGAACCATCTGTAGAGCGTGATGGGCCGTTCTACTTCCTTTTCACTGATAAGGATGGCGAAAAATATGGTCGTGCAAACAAACTTTCTGGTCTGAATAAGGCGCTGGCTGCAGGGGCTACTGAAATCACGAAAGTAGAATATTTTGCTCGCAAAAACGGTACATACTCAGGTTCACAACAAAATACTGGTGCATCTGACACGACCGCACAACCAGAGCCGGTAAAAGTTACCGCTGACGAAGTAAACAAAATTATGCAGGCAGCCAATATCAGCCAGACTGACGCCGATGAACTGCTTGCAGTATCACGTGGTGAATTTGTTGCAGGGATTAGCGATCCGAATGATCCGAAATGGGTGAAGGGGATTGAAACCCGCGATTCTGTGAACCAGAACCAGCAAGAAACGGAACAGAACGACCAGAAAGCGGGACAAAACAGCCCAAATACGCAACAAAACGAACCAGAAACGAAACAGGTTAAACCAGTAGCGCAACAGGAGCCGGAAAAAGCCTGCACCGCCTGCGGTCAGACCGGCGGCGACAACTGCCCTGATTGTGGTGCGGTGATGGGTGACGCAACATACCAGGAAATATTCGATGAAGAGAATCAGCCTGAAGTTCAGGAAAATGATCCGGAGGAAATGGAAGGCACTGCGCATCAGCACAAGGAGAACACTGGCGGCAATCAGCATCATGCCAGCGATAGTGAAACTGGCGAGGCGTCAGATCTCTTAATTAAGGCGAACGGTCATCATAATCTCACATCCACCAGCAGAGCGGGGATTCATCTGATGATCGACCTTGAAACCATGGGAAAAAATCCTGATGCCCCGATTATCTCAATAGGTGCAATATTTTTCGATCCGCAAACCGGAGATATGGGACCGGAATTTAGTAAGACTGTCGATCTGGAAACTGCTGGCGGAGTCATTGATCGGGACACCATTAAATGGTGGCTGAAGCAATCACGTGAGGCGCAGTCTGCCATTATGACCGATGAAATCCCGTTAGATGATGCACTACTGCAATTGCGGGAATTTATCGACGAAAACTCCGGTGAATTTTTTGTTCAGGTCTGGGGTAATGGGGCCAACTTCGACAACGTGATTTTACGCCGTTCATACGAACGACAGGGTATCCCCTGCCCGTGGCGCTACTGCAACGATCGCGATGTACGCACAATCGTTGAGCTGGGGAAAGCCATAGACTTCGATGCCAGAACTGCTATCCCATTCGAAGGTGAGCGCCATAATGCACTGGATGACGCCCGTCACCAGGCAAAATACGTTTCAGCTATCTGGCAAAAACTGATCCCGAATCAGGCTGATTTTTAATGTTCAACCGTCGCCAGTTGTCGTTGATATTCTGCAACTGGCGCGTTCCGGAGTGATAGCCATGAGCGAACAGTACCTGATAACGCTCGACGAGTGGAAACCAAAACGGTTCAGTCTCCCAATAACAAACACTACCCTGGTGAAATACGGAAAACTAGGATACATCGTTCCAAGACCACAAAAAATTCGTGGGCGTTGGCTGATAGATCGCCGAGCAGTATTTGTTGGGCCTGGTGAAACAGGAATTGCGCCGGTAATTCATACTGGCGATGATGATGCACTGAAGGAGATTTTAACTCATGTCACCGAGGCCACGAAAAAACAGCACTGACGTAGCCGGACTTTACGAAAAATTTGATCGCAGAACTGGCAGAGTTTACTACCAGTATAAAAACCCTGTGACTGGAAAATTTCACGGGCTCGGAACAGACAAAGGTAAGGCAGAAAAAATCGCTTCCACAGCCAATCAGCGAATAGCTGCAGCAGAGGCTGAATATTTCATGCGCAAAATTGATGAAAGTCCGTCAGCAACAAAGCGTCGGGGTATCAGATTAAAGGCATGGGTTGATCGATATCTGAAAATACAGGACACGCGACTGAAAAATGGAGATATTGCAGCTACAACTCACAAAGAAAAAGCCCGAATGGCTGCATACCTGGTTTCCCGTCTGGGTAATCACCCATTGAAAGAACTGGAAGTAAGAGACTTTGCATTAATACTGGATGAGTGGCTGGATAAAGACATGGTCAGCACAGCGAGAGTAAATCGTGGATTATGGGTTGATATTTATAAAGAAGCACAGCATGCAGGGGAAGTTCCTCCTGGATGGAATCCTCCGGAGGCTACCCGTAAACCGATCCCTAAAGTAACTAGAGCCAGGCTCACCCTGGAAGACTGGCAAAAAATTTACAACGCAACGCCTGAAAAACACTTTATCCGTAACGCAATGCTTCTTGCGATTGTTACTGGTCAGCGCCGTGATGACATTTGCCACATGCGTTTTTCAGATGTGTGGAACGAACACTTGCATATCACCCAGGGAAAAACCGGAATGCGCCTGGCGTTACCGCTTACACTACGCTGTGATGCCATTGGGATAACGTTAAAAGAAGTTATTGATGGGTGCCGAGACAGAATATTAAGTCCATATCTAATCCATAGTAGGCACCAGAAACAACCAAAACCGATGAGTAAAGACAACCTGAGCGATTACTTCGCCAAAGCGCGAGATCTGGCTGGAATAATTCCACCAGCAGGAAAAACACCGCCAACATTTCATGAACAACGCTCCCTGTCAGAACGGTTGTACCGCGCACAGGGTGTCGATACAAAAACATTACTGGGACATAAAGTCCAGGCTACCACCGATCGCTATAACGATACCCGAGGTCAGGAATGGGTTAAGTTGGTTATTTAA